TCACTTTTTAACTATGTAACGCGGCCTGCGTTTTGTTTCTACGTAAATCCGTCCAACATATTCACCTAGCACACCTATTCCTATTAGCTGCACACCTCCAAGGAAGAGGATGGAAACTATAATAGAGGAATAGCCCGGTACCGGATTGCCCCAAATTAATTTATCCAGAATCATCCATGCGCCATAAGTAAAGGATAAAGTGGCAACGAAAAAACCGATATATGCCCATACCCGTAGCGGAAAGGTCGAAAAGCTGGTGATACCTTCTATCGCCAGATTCCACAGTTTCCAGCCATTGAATTTACTTGAGCCAGCAACTCGTTGGGCTCTTGAATACTCGACGATGTCAACCTTTCCACCCACCCAGCTTAATATCCCTTTCATAAACAGGTTTCTTTCGGGAAGTAATTTGATGTTATCCACGACTTCTCGAGACATAAGCCTAAAATCGCCGACATTTTCTTCTATGGCCGGTTTGCTTATTTTGTTGTGAATGCGATAAAACCACTCTGCAGTTTTACGCTTCATTCTTCCATCACTCTGTCTATCTATACGTTTAGCTAAAACAACTTCCGCACCATTTTCCCATTTATTTAACAATAACGGGATAACATCTATTGGATCTTGAAGGTCTACGTCGATAGGAATGATGACATCACCCGAAGATGCCTCCAAACCAGCAAATAAGGCAGGCTCTTTGCCAAAATTACGCGTGAAATTTATAACTTTTATTTTCTCATCAGCTAGCGACAAGGCTGATATTATGTTCTCTGTTTTATCAGAACTACCATCGTTTACAAACACAATTTCTATATCTTTTTCTGCAAACTCTTTATATTCACGAACGGATTTATAGAAGAGAGGGATTGCTTCTTCTTCATTAAATACAGGAACTACCAACGATATTTTCATTTATCATCCTTGAATACAACTAGTTTAGAATAAATGAAGCCACATATGAGGCTTACTGCAGAAAAGGTAATCAGTGTGACTATTGGGTTAGCCTTTACTTCGTCAGCGATCCAACCTACGCAAAATGCCATGCCCCCCATAAACAGCACATACGCCATGTAGCGGACAGTAGTCGCTTCTTTTTTAAAGGTCCACCTGGCGTTTGCAAAGAACGAGAAGGTCACCGCGATGCAAAAGGCAACAACGTTGGATATTGATTGGGAGAAACCACTAAAAAACATGAGCGCAAACACAGCCCAATGAACAAAGGTGTTCAGCACACCTACAGATGCATAACGTAAAAAAATATTCAATGCGAAAAAATTCTTAAAAGTTAGTTTGCCGTATTCTGCCACCACATCATGCCGATGGCAAAAATTTCGAGGCTAACACAATGAATGCTCACTGAAAAAGAAAAATCCCCTGTAAAACAGAGGATTTTCATTCTATTCAAGCTATCGAATGAGGCTGATATTAACTTATCATTCCCATTCAATTATTTACAGATAGAGTAAGTTATTGATTTAACTAATGTAGAATGCAATATCTTTGATGTCGTACCGTCTTATATACCGTCACCAGAATAAAGTGCCCTCGTTTTGGCGCCGGTTGGCGGCTACACTTGGATGGTTGAAAATGACTGAGGGGCTATATGCGTAGGTTGATGATATCAGGGAACGCTATTTTTTTCATGAACGAAAATGAGGCCTACCCGTCGCCAGATCGTGACGCCGCAGCATCATTCTGCGCCTGGCATGATGAAGAGGGACAATATTGGCTAGATGTCCATTATCATCGCGAATGGCGCCGGGCATTCTCGGAGCCATTCGCAACCTTTGAAGAAGTGTTCACAGCTGTGCAAAACTATGGTTACGAGCCGCCGCCACAGAAACGGTAATTAGTTACAAGCAGCATTGGCCGCCAGCAGCTCACGCTCATACCCGATCCGCTGGTGACGCTCCGCCCGCAGTGCACGCATCTGCACATCGATAGAAGAACCGATCGGCAGCCGGTCAACAGCAAACGCAGGAACGGCAACGGGATCGGTTTTACACGGCACAGCCACGGGCACTTTAACTTCAACATAAGCAGGCGGTGGCACCGGGGCATTGCCGCAACCGGTCAGCACCATAGCAGCCATAACGATCAGTCTCTTCATTGCCCGCGCTCCCTTCTCAGTTCGGCATCAAAGGCCACAGAAGCAGCCGCGCACACGTCGCCTTCGCTGCGTTCGGTCAGCACCTCATTGGCTTTACCGTAATCGTCCTGTGCTGCCGCCCGCGCTTTTCGCTGTGCTTCTGCTGCCGCTGCTTGGCGTAATGCCTCCAGCGCTTGCAGTGCAGTGATCCCGGCGTTCTGGCTGTTAATGGATGCGGCCTGCTGCCGGTTGTTGTTCTGGCACGTCGCCAGCAGGCTGTTGAGGTTATCGATCGTGGGCTGATAGTGACGGCTGGCCAGCCATACGCCAGCGCCAACGATGGACGCCAGCGCCAGCAGGATCACCACGGCAGTGGCAACCAATGCCACCGGTGTCAGTTTGATAGGCATAGTTCACGCTCCTTTTCCCTACGGATTTCCAGACCCCGCAGGATCTTGCCGTTGGAGTACACCCAGCGCGGGAACTGGTTGCAGGCGTCAGCTATGCGCCCCTCCCGGAAGCGCATGAACATGGTTGATTTCTGCATCGCCCCGCAGCCAGCGTTAAACGTAATGCTCACAGCAGCATCGAACGCACCTTGCGGTAGCTTGTCGCCGTTGGCATAACGGATCACGCATTGCTCTGCATCCAAGATATTGCGCTCCCAGTCAACGGCCACCTGGTCAACTGTCTTGCGCACGCCTGGATTAACCCCGTGCGTATTGCCGATACCGTCAGTCCACACATTCGCCGGGCAGAGATACGGATCAAGGCGACAAGATTCCGCATTGCCGATAATCTCCAGCCCCTTCTGACTGGTGCGCACATTGCCGTTGGCCACCACCAGGCCGATGATCACCATCACAGAACAGACAACCCCGGCTAAGCCCGTCTTTTTCGAATTCATACCTTGCGTTCCCCTCCTGGTAATGAAACATAGATGTCGGCATCGTCCTCAGTAACAGTAGGGCGATCGATGCGTCGTTTTAGATATGCAGCGTAAAGTTCCGTGCGGCGCTGCTCGTTAAGTCGCCTTGCGCGTGCATCGATACGGCCAAGCGCAAACGAGAGAACAGAGATGATTACGCCTACCGCGCCAAATGCGATGAATATCAGGTCTTGTGTTGTTATTCCTGCAGCACTAGCGATGGCCGCAAGCCAGGCGAAAAGCTGAGTAACGACATTATTTGGATGCTCATTCATTTTCATAACCCACCCTTGATAAGGATGTTATCTGTTGACATGAATGTCAGCTGCGCAGGATTTCCAAATGCATCAGTGGCATTTAATGTAAGCTTGTACATGGTTTCTACAACGCTGCCATCTTCATATTGGTTTATAAGTAAAAACCTCTCTTCATCTGAAAGTTCAGACTCGGAAATTTCAACTATTAAAAATAGCTCACAGCCTCCGATGACAACGCTATCTCCAACATTAACATCACCTCCTTGCTTCGTAATGACATTAACATCCATAAAACCACCTTATATTTTAACAAGATAACCATTATCAGGGTCACGATAAAACATTAAAACCGTTCCTCTGCCCTGTGTGTTATTATCAATTCCCTTGAACTTACCTCCATTGTCGGTATTTATTAATTTAGTTGCACCATTATCTCTAATGCTAACAATGACTCTCTGCCTATCCATGACTGATGTGATGTCAGTTACGCTTGTTGACGAATCATTACTGAACTCAAGAATTACATTATTTCTTCCCATTGTTCCCGATGGGGTTGCATTATTATGCGTTGCTGCATAATGGTTTGTTTCATAGTCACCAGATGTAACAGGCTTATAACCAGATGCATGCTCAGCGATTAAATCTATTTTGTTAACGTTATTATCTGGTAATCTATAAAACCGATTGGCTATACTTCCCGCCCCAACTGTCCCAGAAATTTTAATGCCAACTGAACTATCATCAACATAAGTCGAGTAGTTCCGAGACGGGCTTAAGTCCACGTATCGGCCTTCTACCGAAGTACAGCCCTCGATCTGGATTGAGTTATACGTCCCAGGCGGAAGAGCCCCACTGCCAAGTACCTTGCTGTTGGTACGCCTTATTTTTAGATTAAAAGTAACAAGGCTACAATCCACAAAACGGACAGCTCCCATGGACGGATCTTTAATCTCTCCGGATATATCTAAACCCTGGACGTTTTCACACAATATGCCGTAGGCACCGATGTTATTTGGTGCAGGGCTACCAATTGTCGTATCTGCTAATCGACCTGCATTTACACTTGTGATATTTGTTAGTTGGATGTCCTCTGATGGAGCACCACCCGCCCTTCTGCTTATATGAAAACTCTCGGCAGTGATCTTACTGTTTGCAGCATTTTCTGAGATTTGAGCCTTAGGATCGAATGGATGCACACCAACGAATTTGGCAAAGTTTCCGCTAAACCTGATGTTGCAGGATGCGAACGCTACAAATCCCATAGTATGTAACCCGTCAAGGTCTTCTATTGAAACGCCATATTTACAAGCACCTGATGTTTTTATATCAGCAAGATAAAAATCTCCGTATGGGAACCAGTTTCCCGTCGCAGGCTCTGTCCGGATAATGTAGTTACAGTTGCTTACGTCAATTTCAGATATAAACGGCCTGGCAGTTGTCTGGTTCTCATTAACAGCACCTATCGTGCTGTAGATAAGAGTCTCAAGCCTAACACCAACAATATCGCGGATCTCTGCTGAGAATGTACCGGTAATATCTATCCCGCGAGCCGTGCCAGTTGTCCCCATCCCAGTCACAGCAGTGCCATTTGCAAGGATGATAGTATCTGCAGATGCTGTTCTATCAACGATAAGAATACTTTCTAGTGCAGCAAACTGAACGGCATACTTTGCAGTTGAATAAGGTTCAAAAGCGCTTCTATTGGCGGGGAACCCCGCGATAAGGTTCACAGCAGCTTTGCGTCCTCGCTGCCCCCGGATGGTTGTGTATCCGTAATATTTGATAGGCTTTGTCAGCGCAATATTTTCAGGAAGAACAAAGACCCCATCAGGGTTAGAATCGATTAACGCCTGGAGCGCATCCGCAGAATCAACAGTTTCTGAGTCGAATATGCCAGGGAAATTCTCGACTTGATAAACGTTTTTTGCATAGGTTTTATTGATTGCGTCTTGTACCGTCAACCCATTATGAGTGCCGACCAACGTAGCCCCGCTATCACTTGCAAGCTTGAGAGCAAGATCAGCAGTATCAGTCATAGAGAAAACGGGGACAGGTTTGCCTTGTTCTGTGTAGCCCTGCAGTGAATGCCCTCTAACTGACACCGGCGGCATCTGATCGACGTTATCAGGGAAGCGCAAAGCACGTTTGAACAGGTCATCTGCATGACCATCAGATCCAGCAACAGCAGAATCAACGTAACTCTTTGTGGCTGCGTCTTGCTGGTTGATAGGGTTACCTAAGTTGGCGATCCGGTTTCCGAGCGCATCATAATATTTCGACAGCCATGTAGGCTTACGCAGCGCCAGGCCGAAGTAACTCCAGACCTGCTGGATCAGCATTGTCAGCTTGTCGAAAGCATCCTCATGGACTTCAGGGAAGAAATTTCCCTGGTTGCGGATATCAGTTTCTTGGGTAACCGGCAGCGCACGCTCGATGTTAATCCGCCAGTTGAACGCCAGCGGCGATAAAAGCTTTACCTTTCCGCCGGTTCGGCTGCCTGCTCCCGTCACCGTGTAGTCGGTATTTAGGGTTAATACCGTGATGGTTTCTGTTGTGTCAGCGACAGATACAACCAAATCCTCCGCAGAAAAGACGCGGAATCGGTAGTCGAAGTCTGTCGTTACTCCGTTGCCGGTGTACTCTTCGCGGCTTACTTCAGTTGATACGGTCATTTTGTCGCCCTGTTATGCCTTAAACCTCATCATTGTACGCACAACAAAACCGTATATGAATTGAACTGACAATAACATTGATTAAATATTACCAATAAGGTAATTTTATGTGTCTCATTGCAATTCGCTTCGGTTTAATCTATGTATATACATACAGTGCTTTTGGCTGACATGAGTGGTAACGCCAGGTGAAAAAATATGACTATCCGTCCAGCCGGTTGCTGGAACAAAAAATACATACGAGCAAAGGAGTTGCCGGGCTAGCGAACGGTTCAAACATAGAACGGCTGTTGAGGGAGTTGGAGACTGACGGATCGGAGGTTGGTGCAGCGTTCTTAGAACTTAACGCTTTAGTGAACTACGTCACACAAACAGAAAAGGTGAAGCTGGAAATCAAGACGCACGCGGAGTTTATTACTTACAAGCTCGGGGAGTAATCTTCAGCGAATCGGGGCCGGTGGCCCCTTTCTTTTTCTTATTCAATCTTGGTCTGCTCTGCGATGTACCGGGCACATGTATCCACAGCAGCCAGGCGCTTCTTAGACTCGGCAACGTAATACCGGATAACCTCTATCTCCCGCACCACCCCGGCCAGTGAGTGGTCATCATTGCTCAACCGCCGGATGAGTTTCAGCAGTTGCAGGTTGCCCTCATCGGCTATCAGCTCAGTGATAACCTGGTCTAGTTCCATGTCAGTATTGTTATAATTCATGTTCTTATGGTCGTGTTTAGCCATGCATCCCCCTGGTGTGGGTTGGTGGTTACGTTGGGTTTTGCTGGCCAGCACATCTGATTGTGGTTGCTACTGCGAAAGGTGCAAATAGGATACGCAGATCAATTACGCTAAATTGATCGCTTAAATCGATCATAATGATTTTTTGAAGGTTTTGTGCCTGGAGTAAGGCCGGGCACCACCCGGCCTGTGGGGATTAGCTTATCTTGGTTTGCTGCCCAATGAATGCCGCGCTGGTCGCTATAGACGCCATGCGCTTGGAGCACTCCAGAATGTAGTACCGCATCACCTCAACCTCACGGACGATACCTGATACGTCGTGGCCGTTGTCTGCCAGTTCTTCTACCAGCGCGGTGATCTGCAGGTTGCGCTCGTCACTGAGCAGGGCCGGGATAACTTCATCTGGGCCCACGTGCGAATTAGCATAGTGATACTGGTTGCGCATCGCCTCCATGATCATCGGCACGCAACTCTCGGCTATGCGGCTGGCTGCCTTGCTGCTGGTTCCCTTCTTACCTCGGCGGGCGTCACGTACGCTCATGGTGCTGCTGGCCGCTGGCTCCGTTCCTGCGAGGTCTGCCAGGGTTTCAGGTATGCGGTGCTGGTAAACACCAGTCTGACGGATCGCCGGGAGTACCTCTGCGGTTACCCACTTGCGGAACCGGTAAGGAATGGTGCCCGGCGTCACCGCATCGCGGCAGCGGAGGATCAGAGTGTAGAGGCCGGACTCTGAGATGACGCCTAATTCTTGTTGTCCACCAAGGGTGTAAGCTGAACTTACACCCTTTTCATCATCGTCCAGAGCCTTCATAGCCATACGAGAATTGGTTAGACGCAAGGCATCACACACGTCTTTTGCTGAAAACCATGGGTTGCCATCAATGCTAAATGCACGGATATGGCTGGATGACTCGAAGGAGAATACGGTAGGTTTGGTTTGAGTTGTCATGATGACGATTCCTGTGACTGAGTTTTGAACTCACCACCGGAGGTGCAAATCTCCCTGGTGGTGAACTGAACGGGGTTTGCACTACCGGCGTCACAGGGAACCGGCCAGCCCGAAGGCTGCCCCGCCCAGCTCACCATTGAGAGGGTGTAGCTGGTCCGCACAAACAAAAAACACGCTAAGCGCGTGTCATGTGCGCTGTGACTTTCCGGGGTGCAAATCCCGGCACCAGATTTTGCTGGTGCATGCTCACTATGGCGCAGGTTAAAACGGTTGTCAAAGCACCAAAAAGGTAATCTTTTTCACAGAGAAGGTCAATAAAATTCGAATACGGATTGCCACCATGCAGTCTATGGCGCTCTTGTTGATCGACTGGGCGGTTAAGGGTAACTTGGAGTGACTTCTACTTGAGGCTAGATCATCATGCCAGTATATCCTGCATCTGAAAATCCAAAAAATGACTTCGTACTGCCTCAAAAACAAGGCTGGGATACTCCGCCAACGCCAGGCGTAAACCCGGCCCCCGAAAAGGAAGCTCCAGGAATCATTGATGCCTTAGCGCCATTGCCTAAATTCAAAGAAGTACAAGGCTATAACCCATTCAAAATCCCCGGTGAAATTACAGGGTATGAAATGTTTGCCACCAAGTTTTCTGACTCACGATCCCCAGAGGAAACAATAGCTATAAAACAACAGATTGACGCTCAAAAAAGTGTGTTTGGTGTTGAAAGCGCCAGTGGATTTAACACATTAATGACCACCGGCACTGTAGGAATTATAATATTAATTATATTAAGCACTCTATTATATAGACGCTTGCGAAAATGATTCTATTCAACAGCTTATTTCATATTGTCCTCAACCTTATTCAGTATCGGAGCAATCCAAAACAGGTTTTGCCCAGGGATAAGCTGCCGTGTTGAGTTCACAGCCTTGTCGTCAAAGTCCCCGCTGAGTATCCCTGTGGCTATATCAGACAGCTTACCCATAGAGTCGAACGACGGACCAAGGATAGAGCCGATCGCGTTGCGACTGGCGTAGCGCGACTGAGTACCGGTGCCAAGTGCCGGGCCAAATCCAAGTGTGCCGGCGCTGACTTTCTCCAGCGTGTTGTTGAACTCCATCAGCGGCCCCAACACACCTGATCGATCCACGCCTTCCAGCACCAACTTTTCAGGTGCATAGTCTACATCGCGCCCTGCTATCGTGTTCTTGATCGCGTACGTCATTGCACCAAGCATAAGCTGCATGGCTAGCCCATAATAGAATTGCGCATCACCTGCTTGGATCCCGCCAACAGTTGCCCGGTTGTAGGAACCAAAAATAAACGACTTGAACTGGAATACCAGCTTGCCCATCTGCGAGCTTGACCACAACGGCGTGTCACCAATCCCCGGCGTTACTATCGTGTTGTTCACATCTTTCACTACGGCAGACTCGAAAGCAGCACGTACCGCCGGATCATCCCAGGCACTGCTGTTGCCAATGCGCAGGCCGTCAACCGTCTTGCCGTGCTTGTTAAACTGCTGCTGGATACGGGCCGCCATGTTGTCATCGATCCCGAGCTTAGCCAGGCGCGGATTGGATTTTGTGGAGTTAAGGATGATGTCTGCTGTATTCATCCCATTCAATGCTTTGTGGAAGGAGTTCCACTGGTTCATCAGCGTGAGGTTACCAAACTTTCCAGTGGCATAGTCCAAGCCGGACTCAAGCGCAGAACGCTGCGAGAACCCATCTGCGATGTCGGCGATCGCCCGGCTACGGTCTGACAGCACGATATCCAGCGCCGTGCCCATCTTCTGCATCTCTTGCTTGTTGGCCTTCCATGCAGGAGATCGCGCCAGCCATTTGCCATAGGCACTGAATGTCTTACTGAAGCCGTTGACCATCACAGCACGGGCCAGGTCAGGGACAGCAGACACAGTCATCCCTCCGAGTTTTGTCAGGTAGTTCATGTTTCTGAGCACGTTACCGGCCCGCACAAATGTCCCAGATGGATCATCAGGCATCTTGTAAGTTCCAAGAAGGCGATCGCGCATGGCCATGATATCCGCTTCATCGCGTTTCATTCGCTTGTTCAGCATCGCCTGGTCTGCTGGGTTATTGCGCATCATGTCGGTGTACTCGTCGCGGATATCTTTCAGCACTCGCTCCATGGAAGAATCACCAAAATTGCGCGTTAACTCGATATTTGGCGCCGCATCACGAATGTGCCGCTGCATTACAAAGCGCACATCCGATTCCAAGAATGGCTCCAGCAGATCGTCAGGCACATTAAGCGAACGGGATTTTGTTGCCCCGGGCAGTTTTACAGAGAAAGCGTTGGCGTAATCCTGCGGCCGCATCGCACCGGTGATTTTATTGATCACCTCATCAGCAGCTATATCGAGATCCTCCTGTGATGCCTTGCTGCCTCTTGCCCACCAGTCGGTAATGATCTTCCTGAACTCGTCACGCCTGGCGAGCACTTCACCCTGGCGGTACATGCGCGGGAAATAGCTTTGCGCCCCAGTCACCTTCAGGTTGTCGGCAAGCATGCCGAGCGATTGCATTTCTTTCCGTATGTTATCGAGGATTGGCCGTAACGCCTTCGCCGTTTCCTGCACGACAGCATTAGGGCTGGTATCATTGCGGCGCATCGCCCGGCCAACTTCCTCGGCAAAATCTAGTTTGCTGCCTGTGCCGCCCTGGGCCCTGAATTTTGCAAAGCCATCATTGGCCGTTATAGCGGATGCTGCTTCCTCACGCGCCCACATGCGAACCTGTGTTTCTGCGGCGGATGGCGTGGCGATCCCCTCGAGGTTTTTGGCTGTAGTGAGGTTGTTCTCTGCCAGTTGTTGAACAGTACGGCGTACGGTTACTGAAGGGGATTCCATAGTGCGACCAAGCGGCGTCATGTTCATGACCTTGTTGACGACTTTGGGCCCGCGCATAGTTTCCTGGGCAAGGGTTGTTGCCGGGACGTTCATGGCGCCCACGCTTCCACCGTTGCGAATATTCCTGAGTGAATCAGCGATCTCAGTTTGAGCAGCGCTTCGAACTTCTGGGCTTAATAGATGCGAAGCTGTCCCAAGCATGCCGCCCAATACTGCACCGGCTGTCGTGTGAAACAGGCTTTCTTCCACTGTCCGAGTGTATTGCTGTTGATGCAATGCCAATTCACTTAGCGCTGTGCCGCCAGCTGCAATAGCTACGTTTGAAGCAACGCGAGCAGCAAGGCCACCTTGAGCACCAGGGATGAAAAGGCTGGCAAATGTAGGCGGATCGAATACCCCGACAGCAGCACTGGCAAGAATGCCTGGCAACCCTGACTCTGAAAGAAACTGCTTATCCTCATTTTCTCGGTCAATACCTTGCTTTATGAACGCTGTTTGCTGCGGAGATCGGGAGTTAGAAAAATCAGTGGCCCAAGGCTCATACCCACTGATCTCGTCTGGCTCTGTGAATGGGTTATAACCATCCTGTTCTTCAAAGTCCGGCGCTGGATTAAATAACCCAGACAGCGAATTGTACCGGCGAAACGCTGCACCAAATAATGATGGACCTTCTTTTTCTGGAGCCGGGTTAACGCCTGGCGTTGGTGGTGTATCCCAGCCAGGAGCCTGTGGTAATACGAAGTCATTGGCGAATGAATCAGGTGTTGGGTAAAGAGGCATTATTCGTTACTCCATCTAAAATAGTCTTTGAATTTTTCGACACGTTTTTCATGCCCCTCACGGTACTGCTTATCAAACTCCCTATGAGTACCGTAGAAACTTGCGCGTTCATGTGCCTTCTTGACCTTCTGCTCAGTGCTTTCTCTTTGGTCTGAAAGTAGTTCCTGATAGGGTTTCCAACTTTCGAGATCTGGCCTGTAACGAACTGGTATGCCATCCGCGTCATAATATGGCCTCAGTGTCGGCACACCATCCTTGTCTTTATCGCTTATCATTACAGCGTAATCTCGATTCCTTGGTGTATTCACATCCGGCACAAGAATAGGCTCACCGCTAATTACCGGCTTAATTTCCGGTGCCTGGACAATAGTCGCCACCCCAACCTGCTGAGTTTTCAAATCGCGTAATTTTTCTTCCGTTGTTTTATTCTCTTTCTCTCTGCCATATTTTATGGAGTATTTCGCCTCCTCCCACTGCTGAGCCTGCCAGCCACTTGGGCCACCTTGGTAAAGTGCCTCTGGCGCATACTTCATAAGCTGAGCACTACCGTTAACTTCACTGATCGACCAGGCGCGGGCTATCTGCTGGCTTGTCAGCTTTTTGGCAATATCAGCATCACCGCCAGATACGCGGTAGTTAAGATCATACAGCGATTCATAGTCTTGGCGGAAACGGGCAGCATCTGTGTTCGTATCTTTTGCTGATGGATCGATTCTGAAAAACTGCGAGCGGTCGCTGACAAAATCGCTGGCCGCCTTGAGCCGGTCTTTCTTGTAGGATGACGATCCCTGTTCAGATGCCAACTGTGCCTTGAGCGCGTCGGTTTGGTTATAGGCCAGGTTGTACGCCTGTTCCACAGCCGCTTCAGGATCAACACCTGCGTCTTTCAGGCGTTTGGCATTAAGGTAAAATGACTGCTTTTCCTTCGGCATGTTGGATACTGCCGCCGGGTTTGTGTCATAAATCCGGCTTACCAACTCGGCAGCGGGAATAGCCACGTTAGGGTCTTTGACCGCCGACGCTGCGTTAAGCTGTGAAGATAAACGCGATGGTATGATCCCGGTCTTGGCGACAAAGCTGGTCACCGCATTAACGTCATCGTTATTCTTGATGTTGAAGTTGCTGAGATTGCTATCAAAATAGCTGTCTGCGGCATCCTTGTTGCTCTTATTCGACGGATCCAGAGCAACGCCATTATTCAGTGCGTTGGTGACCATCGTGCGGCCCTGGTTCCTTTCCCACTCTTTATCCAGTTCGCTGAATTTGGCTTTCATTTTTGACCAGCGCTGCTGATTGGCCGCGAAGTTTTCAGCGTTGGGATCATTAGGGCGAAGGCGTTCGAGCAAGTCCTCGCGTGCCGCCGGTGACATATCCTTGGATGCAGCGATAACGCCGCCATAGGCTTTCTGGTCTTGCAGATCCTGCCATTGGCGTAAACCCTTGACAGGGCCATAGGCATTCACCAGGTCAGCTTGGGTTGGTAGCTGGCCGGGCTGCATGCCCTCATCCAAGGCTGAATAGGCATCTTTGATAGATGTCCCCATCTGCGCTGCATACATGGCGCGCTGTTCGTTCTCCATGGCCTGCAGTTGGCGCAAGTATGCCCCTTGCGCTGCCGGGCTGGCAGAGTCAAAGGCAGCATCACCGGTACGGCGTTTGTTACTTCCTGTCAGTTCAGTAAGCCCAAGTGCGGCGCTGACGCCGTTACTAATCTGATCGGCGCTATATGGCTGGTCGCCATTCTCATGCGCAACAATCCCGGCACACAGTGCGGCCAGCGTGCGCGGGTTGGTTACATCGATCTGGTCATTGGCACCAACGCCGAGCTGAGCGCAGATCGCCTTGATGTAGGAATCGGTATCGTTCTCTTTTGGTGGTGCCCACCGGGTGATCATCTCCCCCACGGTATCGAGTCCATGGCGCTTATTGTATGCCAGCAGGTTTTTGCCCAGAGCACGGATCCCATGCTCAGGTGTTTCAAACTTGGCAAAGCGACCATCGCTGCCGGTCTGACCTTCCCACGGATTATCGGCGCTGGCCTCGATGTTTCCTGGATTGTTATTACGCAGGCCACGCGATGCCGATGAGTTGCCGTGTGCACTGAATCTTGGCACGCCGCCGGTGTCTGAAGGCTCGCCGTTCTTGGCAAGATACTGCTCATATCGCCCGGTACTGGCTCGAGCATTTAACACCTCATGCGCGGCGCTCTCACGAAACCTATTCCAGTTGTCCTCGATCTCTTCAGGGCTTTGCCCGTGCGCTTGGCCATAGGCAACGATCTGCTGGCCGCCAAGAGACAACGAACTGGTGAACATTTCATTGTCGTCATAGCTGTCGCGGGCCTGCTTTTGTAGGTTTGCCAATAGCCCTTGCTGCTGACCGGATTCAAACTGTTGGCGCTGGCCAACCTCGTACTGGCGCGCACGGTTGGCGATCGGCTGACCGGCGGTCTGGAACTGATTGCGAAATCTCTCTTTGGCTGGCCCATCGGGGATAGAGTCAAAAGCTTCTGCCGCCATCGGACCGAGCTGGTTGGCCAGCGCCTCACCTTGGCCTATAGCATTGGCACCCTGCTTTGTGATCAGGCCGGTCTGTGGGTTGTTGATCAGGTCATCAGCTTTCTGCTGGAATTGCAGCAGCGCATTCTGAGCAAAGGCCAGATCCTGCTTTTCCTTCTCCTGGCCAATCACCTGAATGTAGTTTCCTCCAACCTGGGCGAGCTGTTCACCCAGCCCCTGCTGTGGCAGCCGCAGATTAACGTTGTTGACCAGGGCCATTTCTGGCGCTGTTTGGCGTTGGGAAATCGGTACTGTTGGCATCACGCCCCCTTAAAATGTGTACGGAGTTTTGTAACCGTAGCGGCCGGTTCCGGCAGTATTCAGCGTATTTTGTGTTTTTCCGATAACATCAGCCGAGTTCCCTGTTGATGCTGCACCAGAGTTGAACAGCGAGGCTCCACCGCCAAAGGTCTTGTAAGCACCAAAAGCCTGAAGCGGAGCATTTAGCAGCGTCATTCCTGCGCCCATGTTGGCCTGTTGCTTATCGATCCTGCCCTGCGTGCGACTCATATCGGCCTGGAAGTTCAGGCCATTGGACCGGTTAATCCCGTTAGTGATGGTCGTCCCCGAGTCCAGCGCACTGTTGATCGCCGTGTCACCGAAGATATTCAGTGCGCTGCCGCTGGTCATGTCTGTTCCGCCGGCACCAAATGCGGCCGACTGTGCGCCCTGAAGCTGTCGAGCCTCCTGGCGTTGCATAGCCGCTTGGGCATTGCTGGTATTGATAGCATCACGCCCTGCAACCTCTTGGGCTTCCGCTTGGGAGTTCGCCATGCTCTGCGCCACTTTGCCCTGTTGCCGCTGGCTGTATGCGCTATATGCGCTCATGGCTAAAGAGACACCTGCTACGATCGATGCTGGTTCACACATGGTCACCTCTTCTCATATCGAATCTGTGGAAAGGAAGCCCGGCCCGGCCTACAGGCGCGGCATCGTGAATGGTGAAACCCATCCAGCGCAGCCAGCAGATAGCCGCGGTATTGCGTGCATCGACATAGTTTTCCAGTACCGGGTATTGCTCAAGGAAGGCACGCAGCAGAGGGCGGCCACGTCGTAAAAATGTGGTTTGGTATTGTTCAACCAGATCGGAGCTAACCAGCCACGGTACACCGGAGCCGGTGATGATAGAGCGCGGGGCCACGCCGAAGATGGTGACAACCTGATCATCTACCAAGCCTGCATAGCACATAGCAGAGGAACGCAGGCCAACAGCCAGCACCTGCGCCGGAGTCTTTCCGCTCATGGCTGCGAACTCGTCAATATCGGCCTGGCGCACGCGTGGCAGTAATGCAGCTGCATGCTCGGCGGTTGCCTGAACAACCTGAACCTTTCGCATCAGTTGCCCCCCACGGTTACACGCGGGATCACCGCGAGAATGGTCATCGGCAGCGGATCATCTTGTTTGATAATCACCCGGCCATTCTTGCCCCAGTTCGCATCGAGCAGCATTTCAATGGTGCCCGTGGCGTTATCTACCGGCTCGTCGTAGAACTCATCAGAACGCTGAGCGTATTCATAGAATTCACAGCCAGGAGTTGAGGCAAAGACGCCGCGTGACTCGTTGACCAACAGCGACGCCTTGGTGAACAGCTTTTTCTTGTCCAGCAGCGTTTCATTGCCGTTAAGGTTAACGTCCAGGGTTTCCATCACGGCCTTGATCGGTAGCCCGGCATGCACAACTACGCCTGCCTTTTCCAACGTTATGCTGCCAGCGGTGACGGTCTTTTGTGGCTCAACGTTGGCATCGGACAGAATGCTGACGATCTCCCCTTCCAGGTGATTCAGGCCGGTAAAGGTTTCACGCGCCAGCCCCCAGTTACTGACAGCAACGCCACGGAACCGAACGGGCACATCGCGGTTACTGGTGACCACCACTTGGTTTGTGTTGTTCAGTGAACGGATCAGTAGCTTCAACACCTTGTTTTCGCCATCCTCGATGTACGGCATGTGGATCTCGTTTCCGACATTGCCAGGCACGAAGAAGGCCGCGCCGGATACGGTCAGCACCATTTCTTCGTCGTATGGCCAATCACCGGCGCCGCCGGTTAGGGTCATGGTTTTGCTGCCGTCAGTGTTGCGACCGTCATAGGTCAGGCCGCTATCGACAAAGAAGGCATCATCAACATCGGTGTAGAGGCGAGACTGAAGACGCTCGATGTAGCGTTTCTGCTGGCCATTAATGGTGCGGTTGACCACGAAGTAAGTAGCGTCCTCGTTACCCTCTGCAATGCTGCATACAGATTCAAACCGGCCAGTGCTCGGGTGCGGGTGCCATGCGATCACCTGCTGCTCACGCAAATAGGTCAGTCCCAGCAGCATGCCATCTTCACGCGCAGCCCAGACGACAGACATCGGCGTGATGGAGAATGCCCAGTCAACGATCTGGTGACCAACAAACAGGTGATCGACAAGGATGGTTAGGTCAGAACTTTGGAAGCCGTCAACGTCGAACGAATAGGCAAGGTCGCGCACCGCGCCGCCCTTCTTCTGGATGTACAGAGCCACATTGCTGATTGCGATCGGCTGCACATGGCTGGCCCCGTTCTGCCCCTGGCTGGAGAACTGGAACGCTGACGGGGTCAACGTCCCCTGCTGGTTACCGTTAACCTTGTATTCCCCGCCACTGGTCAGCGCCACCAGGGAGCCAACATCGATCAGGTGACGGATTTGGTTAAGCTGGCGCCCGGCGTAGGTGTAGGTGATCGCGTCATCGTCAACCGTTGGGTTGGACGTTCCAAAATCTTTGTAGTCGCCGCTGCGGCTTGTCCATATCGTCTGCGGCTGGCTCCGTGAACCGGCGAACATTAGGCGCTGCTGGTAATACACAACGGTGCCAGGGTAGCCAACCTCGCTATTCCATGCAGAGTGCGCCCACTTATATGTGGCAGAATCTTCTCCAACCACCTGCCCGGGCAACTCTATCTCGCCGTCTTTGCGCGTCACAACATCAGCGGTGGCAGTCAGACCATCACCAGCGACGGCGGTGATCTTGCAGATACCACGGCCAGAATGCAGATAGCGCCACAGTACGCCATACGCATCCGATCCAGTTACTGCCCAGCCATCCCAGCTATCGCCGGTAGTGTGCGAGGGTGCAACCGGCCCGGTGTGGCCACGTTCGCCAGAATTAATACAGCGGTAATAGTTTTCCTGGTACCGGCACATATCGCCCACGGAAACCTGTTCGCCGGTTACCCAGCGACCAACGGTATCAACGTTTTTCTGCTCCATGTAGAACAGCTTGTCAACGTGCCAGGCTTTGAATATCGCGCTGCTAGCAGTCAGCGTTATCGTGCCGCTGGCGGCGCTGGCATACACGGTAACGGCCTCGTCAATATTAACGCTGCCGAATGGCCCGCTGACAGTGACAACCTCGGCTGTGCGCCAGTCATCGTGTGCGTAGCGCTGGATCTCCAACGGCTGATAGTTTGGGTGGCAGACCGTCATCACGTCGGCACTCTGCGTGTATTTCAGTTCGGCGATATCAGCAGCCGCCCATGGCGTAACGACTTCAACAGGCTGACCAGCGCTTGGCCCAGACGAGTAAACCACCTGGCCGCCGTCCTGGTAGACGCGGAAGTAGTGATCGCCGACCTCAATCACATAAGTTTGCTCAGTGTTGAACTGGAACGGGATCAGTCTGCACTTGCGATCGGCGTATTTGGCCGGGGCCACAAAGCGAGTGCCCGCCCGGTTCTCGATGCCACCGGATTGGCGCACAACGAAATTACGGCAGCGGCGCAGTGATGTCTGGTACTTCTCCAAATCAACGCGGCCATAGAGGCTTGGTGATATCTCGCCACCGGCAAAGGACGGCTGGATCAGGCTGGTAGTCATTATGACAGCCTCGCATTGGTGATATCAGACCAAGGGGCAACAGGTTCCTGCGCCTCCTGCATGCTCAGTGCTGACGCTGATGAAATTGTCAGTTGGTAGCGCTGCTGAGCCTGCGCACCAAGGTTCGGATCACCAGTCACCTGCATGTTGATTTCGGCGGCCAGTCGCCAGCTCAGGGCGTCGCGGAACTCAGGCCCGAACATGTTGGGATCGGTAATGCGGGACACGTATCGGATCCATGCTTTCGGCAGGTTGGTGAGTATCAGGCGGCCAACGCCATCCGCTTCCGCCCCGGTTTCAAATGGAACGCGGAATTCTGGCGTAGTAAAGCGGCTGCCGTCCGGCGGATAGATTTCGATAAGGCGCATGCAGTCAGTTGGGTAGCGGTAACTGAATTGCCAATCAGGCTGAGTGATGTCCAACTCAGCCAGGGCCACACGCTTGGAAGCAAACGCCCAAGGGAAGTCTGCCAGCACAGCGTCACGGCAATCCTCATAGAACAGGTTGCAGGCTGCTGCCTCTTTGCTCTTTTCGACCAGGCTGGCGATCACCCGGCTGTTACCCAGGCGGCTAAGCGCAACGTTGCAGATTTGGATTACAGAGGCCATTACTCGCCCCCTGCATCGCCATAGAGCGTATCAGCGGCTGAGCGCTGTGGTGCTGGCGCAGCTTCTACACCGAGATCGGTAAACTGTAGATCAACGCTGCTTTCGGCCTTGTCGCCTTCGGTGCGAGTAGAAACAGACAGCACCTTGGCAATACCGCCAACTGCCAGCATCTCGCCAACCTTTGGCAAAGGAATGCCAAGTTTTTCCAGCGTGTCGTTGTTCAGAGTGAAGCGCAAACCCCAAGGGTATTCGTCGCGTGTCTCCGGTTTCCCGCCTTCGCTTTCGTAGGTGTCAGTGCCAATCTTGAGGTTTACGGTTTTCATGCGATCACTCCATAGAAGAAAGGGGCCGAAGCCCCTCGGTGATTAGTTAACGCCTAACTCTTTGCGCTTTTCATCGATAGCTGCCTGAAGCTTGGCCGCGCCTGTGTTGAAGTGAGGTTTCTCGTTAAACAACTCTTCATACTGCTGGCGCAATTTTTCCAAGTCGGCACTATCGCCATCCTGCACAGCGGCAGTTGCAGCAACCGGCTTGCCATCGTCATCAAGCAACTGGAGGTTATTACCAGCCTTGCCTGAGTACTTGATGATCTCGCCTTCTTCCAGCAAGTGGCCATCAATGAACGATTTGCGCGTGACCAGATAACTTTTCTCTTGTGACATGTCACGCGCCCCTTAAACGGTGATTTTGAATGCGCTGGCGTAGTTGCGTTGCGCATCCGCATCCAGCAGTAAGCCAGAGGTGAAAGCACCAGCAGTAAGCGGGCCTGTGGCCACGGCGTAGTTAACTCGCAGGTAGCGCTGTACGCCGTGCGGAACGGTGGCCACGTAGCGATAACCAATCTTGAGATCAGCCACAGCAATAGCCCCGGTCTGCAAGAGCGTGGTTGCTGTAGCGAAGTCGCTGGTCTTTGATGTCTGCAAGCTGATCGTCACCGTTGCAGCACCAGCAGCGGTCGCAGTAGTTGCTACCTGTGCCAGAAATTCGATCGGGTAACCTGGACCGATATCGCGCACATCATTACCTGCGTACAGCGGGCCAAGATCGATCACATCAGCGGATACCGCAGTAGCCGTTACTGCTTGGCTCTGCGAAAACATGTTGAGATAGTCGAGGATCATTTTGTCTCTCCATCAGTGAGAAAGGAGAGCCGCACCCGGCGGCTCAGCCGGGTTTAAACAACCTGTGATTCAGTGCTCAGCAGCGCATCGCAGGTACGAACAGGAACACCACGGAAGGAAGTCCAGAAGATGCCCTCGGTTTCCTTCACGGTGATCGCCAGGGATGCTTTCTCTGTCGCCTGAATGTCCAGATACTCAGCAGCATCGCGGTTCATATAGAACACGGCCTTACCCATTTGCAGGTTAGGGATGCGATGCAGTGCCTGGACCATCAGCTTAGCGATGTTCGGGCCGTCATCAGTGCCTAGCTTGGTAGTGTCGATATTGGCAATACGCACAACATAGCGCCAATCGCGAACGGTCAAGCCGTTATCCCACTTGTAGTGAGTGCGGTAGCCTTCATACGGATTGTTATTCGCATCACGCAATGTCTGCTGCCCTTTATCGACGTGGCTCAAACCAGCAGCTTTACCTTTCGGGAAAATCCCATGCACGGTATTGCTACCCCAAACAACGAGCCAGATTGAGGTTAGGTTGGAGCCAGTGCCGCCAGCATCAACGATATTCTGCGCGTTCTTAGCAGATTTATCGTTATAGCGAGCAGATAATCCGGTGAAGCGCTGAGGGGTGATCCGTGTATCGCCATAGAAAACAGTCTCTGCCATCTGCTGATTCATACCTTCCAGGAAGGCACGATCTTCTGATAGGCGGAATTCATTGGTGTTACCGTTCAGGTCTGCCAGGTCTTTATCGATCTCTGCGTAAGCTTCCAGCATGCCAGTGCTATCGGTCACTTGCGCAGTGGTCGATTTACTTGGCTGCACCCCATAGTTAAGCAGGCGCCAGGTAGCCGACGGTAACCCAGTGCGAATAGTAGTTCGGTGACCAGTTGGAAGGTTGCCTTCAACAAACGCCATATCCGTCAGAATAGGGTTGGTTTGTGCCAGCAACTCAACGATTGCGGGAATCTTCCCATCTGGATCCATGCGCTTTGCGTGGTCTGCCAGCGTAAGCGCGTTAGTGCCTTTAATAGCCATTCGGTATTACTCCTTCTTGCCGTATAAAATGTCGGCCGCGCTACGCTGACCGCCTTGATTTGGCAAGATGATTTTGTCTTCACTCATCATCTTGCCAACTTTTGCAAAAGCCCGAACCAGTTCGGGGTGGTTGCCTAAACCGCTGGTATGCAGATACTCACGCAGCGCTGGCGTACCGAACTGATCGAGCGCCTTCTGCGCCTGGCCAACACTGGCCGTTAACTTGTCGCCGCCAATTTCTTTATCAGCCTTGACCTGTTCGCCCCAGTCAGTAACCTGCTTACTCCAGAGTTCAGCCTGCTGTTGCTGGATCTGCGGGTAGATGTCGACCAGCTTCTGAGCCTGCTCTTGTGAAAGGCCAAGCTCTTTAGCGATCGGTTCGAATACTGCCAACGCCTGCGGGTCAAGTTGTTCAACACCTTCGGGGGCTTTGAACTCGTACTTTTCAGGCACAGTAGGTTTCTTTTCCTTCTCAGCCTTTTCCTTTGCCTCTTTTTCTGCGGCGAGTTCCTCAGCAGTTTTCCCACCCTCAGGCTCCTTTGCAGGATCGGCAGGTTTTCCCTCCGGTGCTGGATCACTCACCGTGGTTGAGGCTGGATCGCTGGCAGGTGAAGGTTCAGTGCCCGCCGGTGCTGCGCCGCCGCCATCACCACCCTCTGGCGAAGCCTCGGCACACAAGCGGCGATATAACAAACGTTCAAACAAATTCATCTAGTTGCTCCTTACGCCATAATTCCTGCGGCTTTAAGCTTGGCCAGCAGTGCGTTGAAATCGGTTACCAGTCCCGCCGTATCAGTGGCGGCTGAGTTGGCTTGTGTTGCTGCCTTCTTCACACCACCGATTGTGGTGGCGGTTGCCGCAGGGATGGATGCACCACCGCTCAATACCTCAACGACTTGCACGCCGCCGTCATTCCGGATCACTTTCTGGCGTTGTCTTGCCATGATTAGCCTCTCTGTCTTTCTCGGCCTCGGCGGCCATCTTTAGGTACAAGTCCGGGCAAAGGCCGAACACGTCATTGAATAAAGCCAGTCCCGCATTGCGATTGCCCTCGCGGAACATGGCGGTGTTTGTGTCAACACTGAAGGTCGTCTGGAACACGCCAGCCTGGGACAATAGCCCCCAGACAAAACGGCGGCCCTGCTCAGTGCTCATCACATGCTTAACGTCGTCAGCGTGGCGCTGCTGCAACTGCTCTTTCGTCATCATTGCTGCATCACCTGCGCGACCTGCGTCAGCGCATTAGGATCGCCGCCGGTGCTTGTCTCGCTCATGGTCTTGGCTATGTCCGCGCTCTGCGTGCCCATCTGGAGAGCCTGCTGCGCTTGTGCCTGTTGTGCCTGTGCTTGGCGTTCTGCCTGCACCTGCTCATCTGACTTGGTGATTGTGGCTGGTACGCCGAGCATGTCGCCGTACTCGTCAATGGTGTTGTCCACATCCAGCTTGTCGCGGGCTGCCGGGAACAGCTGAGACATGTTGCCGATGAAGCCAACGAAGCGTTCAATAGAGCCAATTCCCACGGCTTTCTGAGCCTGAGCCATTACGCTTGTGTACTCGACGCGCAGCGGTTGGCCCTGCAATTCTTCCGGCGGCGGTGGCAACATGCCGCGGCGCAGCATGATGTTGAAAATGCGGTCGATAGCCGGATCGAGGAACTCATCATTCAGGCGCTCAAGCACCGGTCCGAGTTGCAGCATCTTCTCGTCGCGCAGTTCAGTTACTGCCTCGGTTGGCATGCTGCGGGTATTGATCTGGCTGAACATATTGAAGAGCGGGACGAAGTAGCACTCGTCAGTGATCTGTCGGGAATCCTGAATGCTGGCCAGCAGCTCGTTTACACGCGGGTTGATTTCGTAGATAGGTTTGAAACCGGCCTGATCGCCAGCGCCGTTGTAGTAGGACACGTCGCCAGGCAGCAGAGAAATGCGCTCGTTACGCAATGAGGACGGGGCCATCATCGGCGGATTCACAAGCTTGTCGATCGCCTGGTCTTTGCGCTTCTGCTGTAGCTGCAATGCCTTGATGCAGCCCAGCGCCAGAATGCCAGGGCAAGACGAGCCGTAAGCATCTTCGCCGTTGATATCCCAGCGCGGCACCAGGATCGGCATCTCATCGAAACCAGCTTCGCTTAACAGCTTGTCACCGTCGCCACCCGTCTCGAAGTAAACAGAGCTGTAGCGCTTGTTCTTCGAATTCAGCTTGCCTGTATCGCGATCGGTATTAGGTAGAACGGCGTGAACCACTTCAAAATACTGCTCGTAGCTTTTGCTCTCCCATGCCGACTTAACCGAAGCGCTGACGTTATCAATGCCGAACTCGTTAACAAGCTGGCGGCAGGTCATGGAGTATTTGCGGAATACGGTATCAACCTGCAGGCGAGCACTGTTCGAAACGTAGTAACTGCCGATCGGGAAAACGTGCGTGCGGATCACGTCCTCGTCATCTTCCAGTATCGAAATGGCACCTGTGGCAAATGTGCCAAGGCTGCGGTAGAGCACCGTCAGCGATTGATACCAGTTCGATTTGTTCATCACATCGTTCATCAGCCCGACAACTTGCGTCAGCCACATCTTGACCGGCCAGCTATCCATCAGTTGCTTGTTCGGCGTGCTCAGTGAGAACCATGGGCGGGTTGGCGAGGTGATGCCGGACAGCATGCCCGACTCCAGCGTACGTGATGCAAGGCCGCCAGTTGGGTCAACAATCTTGGTGTTGCGCTTGTTCTTGGCAACTTCGGATGTGAGGAATCTCCCGCTGTTCGGCAGGATAAACTCGCACAGTTCTTTCCAGTGCGAATCGTAAGAGCTGCGGGCAGTCTCCAGTTGTGAGAGCTGGCTCATCAAAAACTGCTTGCGGGATTCCTGTTCTGCCATCTTAGCCACCCAACAGAGTTTTGCCTGTGGTGGTCGCCTGGCCAGTTGCACCTTGCGCACCGGTCAGGATCGTAGACTGCTGACCAGCTGCAGCACGGCGGCGGGCCTTGTCTCTATCAGCGGCATCAACGATAGAGGCGTCCTGAACCTGTGGCGCGGCTTGAACCTGCGGAGTTGCTGGAGCCTTCGGCGAACTCATGCACATGCGATAACCCTCCTGAAATAATTACCAATTAAACCATATAGAAATAATATTTGACATAAATACCATTACAAATTACCTTTATGGTAATCATTGAGAGCAACAAACCGGGTCAGCACTTAAACCCTGGATAGTCTAAGAAACTGATACCGGTGCTCTCGATGGTTTAACGCGAAGCATCATTCGTTGTTAATCAAGTGCCAAACACTTGTAGGGGGTGTGCCGGTAACTTGGGGATGGTGCTTCACGATATACCAGCGACCGTTATCTGTGTGTAAGACTTCGCCCGCCTCGCTGCGGGCATTTTTTTAAAGGCTCTAATAGTGATCGAGGTTACTTATGATTGATAAAGACGAGCATTTCCAACACTTCCTAGCATACTCAGGATTTTACCAACAGCCTGATTTTATTATTGAAATGCTTAAAAAAGCATACAATGACGGCATTGATTTCATCAACGGTAAAATTGAAAGCGAATCTGTAAACGGGCAGCAAGGCTAATTGCCTGCAACTAATTAGACAGGAAGTTTATTTGAGAGGATTACCACATGTTATCGACCGAATTAAGCAATGCCCGTTTCCATGCCAAACTTGAAACCCTGCGTGATGTGCTTCAACCGGTTGCAGCCACACATGGCAAAGAAATGCTGGAGAAAATTGCAGACGACATCAATGCCGCATTCGATAAGCTCTATCTTCACAAGCCTGAAGGTTCTACTGAACCAACACGCGCCAATATGATCGAATATGTGCAGCAGGCAATCAAAGATGGCTATAGCTCATACTACAACTTGCCTGAGCATGGTATTGGATGGCTGACAGATGAGTGCTTGAAGGTCGAGCATGGCGTTGCATGGGAATTCTACAATCTTGGTGGTGACGAAAATGCCGCTCGTCAAAAAAGCTTCGTAGAGGCTGCAACGCCGCTAATCAAGTGGATGGCTGAGAACGTTAACCCTCACCACACGGCAGTAGTGGATAGCACCAGTGCTGAACTGCTTTCCAGTGAGATGGCGGTTAAAACTGAAGCGCATTTGAAGGACTAATTTTAATCTCCGCGAACAGATGAAAGGCCCGCTAATGCGGGCTTTTTTATGCATACGGGTCATAGTCTACGACTGCGCCTCCGCGTCTATCGCCTGGTAGTGCATGTTGCTTCTTGGTGACTGGATAAGCAAAGGTCAGCACAAAGGCATCACCGCAGCCTGGTGACCGGCCTAATCGTTCTTTAACCTGCTCCTTTGGCTCCAGAACGATCTTGCCGTCCACCCGCACCTTGTATTCCACCGCAGATAAATCCTCTGCCGTCTCCCGCTCATCCAGCGCACCACCTAACTTCATCCAGGTCTTGGCATTGTTGTACATCTCCCCGCGCTTGTTCAGCATCTGCGGATCACTAGATGCACCACCGAACGGGACTAGAGTCCATGATCGGCCCCAGCCAGTGCCGATAGAGTGGATCCCGGTACCATAGCCAAAATCGATATGGACAGCATCAGCCTGGTGTTCATCCTCGTAATCAGCGATGCGCTTCGCCATGATAAGGTCGTCAGTTGTCTTGCTTCCACGCCACAGCAATTTGGCATGCAGCCCTTTTCGCATGTAGATCACCGCGTCATCAGCGCCAGAATAGGCTGGGTCTACGCCGATAATGGTCGGAGCATGGGCAACATCACGTTCAGTCACCACCCTGGCCAGCGCCTCATCGGTTAAACCAGTTGGGATAAACTGGGTTTCAGATGCATCAGGGAAGATGCCGCGCACGCGCACCTTGAAGAAGTCGCTATCCTCGCCGTTGTCCTGCTCCCACTTGGCGATCTGCTCTTTGTTCGTGCCCTCCACCGTGCGGCTGTCGATCTGCTTACCCTTCCAGCGGTGGCGATACTTGCGGAAGCATTCACGGAACCGGCCCATGTTGCGCGTCGGGTTACCGAAAGCTACCCAGATAATCTCTGTGCCCTCATCGGTCAGCGCCCCCTCGGCAACCTCCCATACCAGATCGGCAATGTTTGATGCCTCATCGAATATCAGGATGATGCGCTTACCCTTGTTGTGCAGCCCGGCGAATGCCTCTGTGTTGTTCTCAGACCACGGAACGGCGTCAGCCCGCCACGATTTGGCGTGTGCCGGATCATTGGCATAGATAGCGGTAGCCGTGCAGTTGAACCAGTCGTTGGTGATCGATAGGCGTTGCCACTTGGCGATCTCCGGCCACGTCTTGGTGCGGAGCTGGTTCTCTGTGTTTGCAGTCACCACCACTTTGCAATCTTCGCAGGTGTCCATTCCCCACTTCACCAGCATAGAGATAAACGCAGACTTGCCGATCCCGTGCCCGGATGCGCGGCAGATGAGTAGCGGTTGGTGTCGTGTTTCCGGGTTCTGTAGGTGAGCACCAACCTCATCGAAAGCATCACCCTGCCATTCTCGCGGGCCAGGTGAATCATGCAGCTCGGTTCCCTCTTCACCCCACGGAAATGCATAGAGCGCGTAACCGTGTGGATCGTGGGTAAAGCTGGCGATATCATCGATCAGTTGCTGCTCTAGCTGTTCGCTATCATCGTTCACTTGGTTGTTCTCTCCAGCGCACGGTTGCGGGCCTTGGCCATACGGTCAGCCAGCGTCACGTTGACATTAAGCTCTACTCGGTCTTTGAATGCCTGGACATCGACGTGCTTACCGATCAGTTCCAAGTTCTTCACCTTGTCAGGCCACTTAACCTTTTGCAGCGTTGACTCGATGCTCTCATCACCATCCTTCCCTGCCATGCGGATCCGGTTGATGTCCATTGCGCTCAATGATATTCGCCACACCTTCGGCCATTCGCTGATCGGCTTTAGCCCTCCGTCATCGCTCAGGATGTCCAGCACGTCCATCTGGTCGATTTCAACCAGGCGCTTTAGCACGTAGTCAGCACCGATCTTTGTGCGCTTGTTGCGGTGCTTCATCAGCTCAGCAATGCGGGCCTGAATGTCTGGGTCTTTCATCAGCCTGGACGCAGACACCGCAGGGTTCTTGTACTCGGCAGCCTTTGCGGCCGCCGTCTGGTTATCCGGCGCTTTGATGTACTCCTGACAAAACCGCTCCATTTGCGCATTAAGTTTACCGTCTTTAGCCATAATAATTACCTCCTTGGTAACATCATAACACGCAGTGAAAAACCGCCAAGCGGCGGGTGATCTGCTGTGTGACTTGTCTTGACCAGTCACGCATTATCGTGTGACTCGTCACAGAGTTTTAAGCATCAGGTCACGCCAGACCCTGGTCTGCTTGCAGACAGCATCACCATTCATAACGCAACCGCCGGTTGGCCCGGGCATGGACTCGCCGCACTTGCATTTACGGGTTGCCAGCTCAGCCAGTTGCCGCTTTAACAGATTGATATCCTGCACCGCCAACAGCTCGAAGTATTCATCCACGCTATACGGGTCTTTACCTGGCCGACGTGCGGCACAGTTCGCCTGTATCTGTTCGAAGATGTGATCGCTGACCTCGAAAGTAATCCGCCGTCTACCGCTTACAGCGGCGGTGGTCGCCGCTTCACGTTCGCGCTGCCGCTGGGCGCGTTTGCGGTTGCGGGCATCTGCCCGCTTCTGGTTGTCAGTCAATGCCATGGTTCACCGCCTTGGTAGGGGTAGGTGCTGCTGCCATAGCTTCCATGATTTCATTGGCGATGGAGTGCATGTTTTGCCAGTGAACCTTGTCAGCGAATACCTCGGATTTTAACCACTGGTCACTACATGCCGAACGTAGCGCGGCCACAGCTCTGATATTCAAACCTTCGAACCTGTAACCCTGGCTTACAGGTTGCAGCATTGCGGCTCGGCAGGCCGCTATCGAGTTTTTCAGTCTCCCGGCTTTAGCAGTAGCGCCATCGGTTGGCACTGGCAGCTTCATAATCCAGGCCATGACGTTTTCCATGTCATCAATGGCATCGTGGAAGCATAGTTGCACTGCTGGCGCAGGCGGGGCGGTGTACAGATTTACGTGCGTTTCTCCTTTAAAACATCTGACTGGCCAAATTACGGTGCTTACTCCGCCTAGCACTGCATCGATATTGCTTTTTGTTGTGCTGGCAACCGGCACACTCTGCGCCTCCCTTACAGCCAGCAGCTCGGCGGAGATTGTTTTCAGTATCGCCACATCGGCGTGACCGAGCGTGTAACCGGCCTTTAAGTCAGCCACGCCCGCAATGGCTTCAGTTGTTACTGTTGTCATAGGTTATTTCTCCAAGCTCAGTATCCATTGGCCGCCAAAGCTGCTTACCACATGACGGGCAGATCAGATGAATTCCATTGTGGCGATATGCGGCCATGATGTAATTGTGACCGTTAAAAAAGCAGTAGAGCGACATATCACTCCCCCTCGACCTGATAGCCTTGCTCGCGCAACGATGCAATCAACTCATCGCGATCAAGATAGTCACCATCATCTGCCTCCTGGCAGTAATGCTCATCAATACAATATCCAGCAGTCTCATAGCGCTGTGTCAACTTGATAGGCTGCTGTAGTCGCTGCTCAAGCTCTGCGTTTTTGGCTGACAGAACATCAACGGAGGCTTTTAGATGTTCCTCGCGCCGTTCCGTTGCCTCTGCTCGACTGATTGCAGCATCAAGCAGTATCGACTGATCGAAAAGTTTCACGTTCAGTTCTGCGATGATCTGGTCTTTCTCTTCCAGCGCTGCCAGCAGTGAAAGCACTACATCAGGACTGGCCGCAGCGATGAATATCGCATCACGCTTTTCCCCTGCATTTGCAATGTGCGGCTTGTTACCCTGGGTGATGAATGTCTGCTCAGATGTAACACCATTGAATATGACGCTGGAGCGATACCACGGCCCCGGAGTAGCGGCCAGCGCTGCCTCTTCCAATGCTTCTAATTTATCGCTCATCATTCACCTCAGTAGCTGTATAGATTTTTTGTTTGCACAGTTCCAGCCGAATACAAAGACCAGTTATCATTTCTGCGCTGGCCCCGAATTCTCTCCCGCTCCATTTCTTCTATCTGCCGATTAAATTCGCGTAGCGGGTCTGGTGCGTTTTGCTGGCGGGCCTGCCTGAGTAACTGTTCCAGGAATTTAATTTGTTCTTCAACGCTCATGCTTTCTGCTCCTGCATCATTGTTGCCGTGTCGTAATACCCGATGAGCATTGAAATCAGCCCCGGATTTTTAGCGACAAACCGGCATAGGTCGGCCATATCTTCAGGAACGGCTACTGTCACCAATGCCGATTGCTTACCGGGGAAGGAGCCAGGCTTGTTCAGAAGTTCTCTCAGCGGCTCAATGCGTGAAGAAATGTACTTACTCATGGCTTTGCTTCCTCCTGGGCGTCATAAACGACATACGCCAACCAGATAATTTCGCCCATTGCATCCCAAAACCGTTTTGCGATATCAAGACGAGGGCCGGTGAATCCGCCGAAGCCTAACGACTCCCACCGAGCTAAAATTTCTCGCTCCGCCGGGTTGGTTCGGCTGTGATCGATAAAGCGATCATTAACTGCGCAATACTGCACAAACGGCATTAGGCGCATTTCACGCTGCGTAATTTCTACGCCAAGCAATTCCATGGCTTTCTGCTTAATCGCTTCTGTAAGCTGTCCACGCTTTGCCATTAGCATCTCTCCCCCTGTGTGTGCTGCCCCTGGCCCGCATATCTCACGCGGCCGTAATATTTTCCGGCGCGATACGTATACGGGCTGTTTGCGTCCCACATGTCGCGCTCTGTCACTATTTCAATGCCGCGCACTAAAACAGGCTTACTCTTCATGATGGGCCTCGCTGTCACTATCTTTCCCGGTGCCGCGGCAGAATGGGCACTCCTGCGTTTCAAATCCGCCTTCGCCGGAGCCATACCAGACCATGCCTCCGACTTCTCCGCGACCGTCACAGCCATCGCACGGCTTCAGTTCGCTATTAGTTGCTATCACCGGGCCTCCCGCAGTTCTTTGGCATAATGAGTAGCCAAGAACACAATGTGCTTAATTGTCCGAGCGCGGACGGTAGCCGGTTTTTCGGGCTGATACATTTCGCCGACAGTGTCAGCAAACTTCTCAATCGCTTTAGCCTCTACTTCTGCCAGTGCTGCGGAGGTGGCGGGGGTTGAAAGGTTTTTTGATGCGTCAAACAAGTTGCGCATTTCCGGGTAGTGATACAGCGACTTGCAGAAAACTGATGCCTTATTTCCGTACCGGTAATTGGTGTTCTCCAGATACTCTTCAGCGCGTTCACGGCTCCAGAATGGGCCATGAAACATATGGCAGAGAGCCGATGCAGAAGGGGACATCATTTGCTGTGGGTTGCATACATACCAAACTGGCCGGTCTGTGCATTCGACGTCGGTGTTCTGGTTGGCTATCGGATGGATGATTTCGCGCAGCGCCACATTCTCAGCAACAACAGCATCCAGCCTTTGCTTGAGTTGCTCGTAACTAAGCGGAACTGGCTTATCATTTTTTATACCTTGATTTTCAACGATATTTTTCATTATCAAGTCCTTATCTGTGTGTTCTTTGGTGCATCTCTTCGAACGTTTTGCAGTCGATACACAACCGGACACCGGGAACAGTTCTGCGCCTGGCTTCTGGTATTGGTTCGCCGCACGCGTCGCATTCATGCGCCGCTGGTAAAACTGGTTTTGTCCTGGCTGCGTCTATGCGCATCTGCAGGATTTGCTCTGCGCGTTCGTTGGCCTGATCGATGTTGTCCATGGTTATGCTCCGATACCGTGGCGGGCGATCAGCAGCGCATCTGCTACGGCCTGTCCCTTGCCTTTCTGGTCAAGAACTCGCAGCTGTGGGTAAAGCTGGATAGCCCGACTGCGCGCTGCATCTTTGTCACTGCCGATCAGCCCTGCTGTTTTCTTCCAGGCTTGCGGAGTAACCAGGCTGTAGGGGATTAGCAGCCCTTGCAGGATCCCCTCAACACAACCGGCGGCGTGACCAAACGTAAACATGCTGCTCACGCCTTGGCCTGGCATTGCGCCGACTTGCTCCAGGAATGCCTCTGCCCCGTTCAGGTCAAATGCACGCAGGAACGATGCAACCGCAGCGCCGTTAACCCGTGTCTTTGTGCCAACTTTCAGCGTTGGCATGGCAATGCTGTTTTGGTACTGGCCGCTGGCATTCAGGACGACAACTGCACCTGAACAACCAGGGTCAATCCCGATAATGATTTTGCTCACTTTGGACTCCTTGAATCACCATTAAGGTAATCATTACCTTTTAGGTAATTATTTGCAACTAAAAAATAGCGATTGTTCTCACAATTCGCATCTATGCTAAATCGCTCTGTATGGGCCGTTGTTGAGTTTTACCGCTTAACCCGTTGCGTTATATGCCTGAGTACCACTTAACGCAATCTACCCCTGAAGCGCTTCGGAATTGCACCATTTCAATCCGTATGCGGTTTACCACTCTTCAGTCTTGCCAGCATTGCCATGGCTGCCGAATGTCCTGCACCTGGTGTTCCCTTCCCGCGCTTGGATACATCTTCGGACAGCAGCGGCACCGGCTTGGGTATTTGCTCCCCGGCCTTTACCTTCTCCGCCCAACGCTTGAGGTGCTTCTCTGCCCGGCGCTCCAGTTCCGCGTCGTTCAGGTTCTTCTGGATCATCTCCCGACGCAGGTCGCAGACAATCCAATACAGAACATCATGGCGCCATGGGTAGGTTTCAGCGCAGCTATGCAGATAGCGATCCTTGTTGTATTTCTTGAATTCCTCCATCACATCGTCAGCGGTCAGGCCGAACGCCTTGGCAGTGGACTGGCTCACGATCGACATAAACTCCGCGAGGTCTGGTGCGTAGCTGTTACCGTCCCAGCACCGCTGCACGCAGGCGGTAATAGCCTGGTCAACCTGCTGCTCAGTAAGAGCTGTAATCGCCTGTTTCCAGAGTAACGACGGTGCCCTGCCGTTCTTGGCTGTCCACCGATCCGAGTAGATCTCCATCATTCTCATCCAGAATTTGGCGTATCTGACTTTCGCTGCATCCGTCTGCGCGTAACTGGTCTGCGAGTGCTGCGTACACGCCTTCGGCTGCATTACCGCGCCAATGTCCAGTTGTCCCATCAGGTCGCTTACCTGCTTCATGGTTTTTTACTCCTGTCGTTTTACGGGCGCGGCTCATGAGCACGCTGCGGGCTAGTTTCTGTTCCCACTGGGCATGGTGGAATGCTTTGCCTTCCGGTTGCCAGTAGCCAATAAATTCCTGCAGTTCCTCCGGCGTCACCGGCTCCACGATCTTGATCCCCCACGTTGCCGCTTTCCGCTGGAAGTCAGCTTCAGGTTGCCACCCGTTGTACATGGTGAACTTTCCGAAGTTGTTCCCGTTCAGTGGAAACGGTGGGTGATCTTCCTGTGGTGGTTGCTGTTGTTCCATTGGCACAGACGGATTCTTATCGCACGCGTTAGAGTGGGGTTTATATTCCTGTTCCTGCATACTGCTACTGCTACTGCTACTGCTACTGCTACTGCTACTGGTTACGGAACGGTTTGCGAAGGGTTTCACAAGGGTTTCCCAACCCTTTATTTTATCCGCATTCTTGTGCTCGGAAATTGGAGTCATTAGCTCAACGAAAACCCGCGCCATTGCTGGCTTTGCTTCAAACTCATCAGGTATCTGGCTGAATAATTTCAAGGCAGCAACAGCCTGGTTAACGTTGTCGATGGTGTTCCATCTCATAAAATTGGTAATGAATACCCATTTGCTCTTTAAATTTCGGGTTATGAAACCCCTTTGAGACAGTTCAAGTAACCCTTTCGAAACCCTTTCAAGGGGCCAATTAACATCCTCGGTTATGTATCCATCCGGGAGACGAAAGCAGCCGATCATGTTTGTGTGCTGTCCGGTTAAGAGATACAGCGCCAGCAGTCTTGCATCGTCTGACAAGTGGCGCATGTCATCGCTGGACCAAAATGACGTGTGCACCTTGCCGTAATCACGCATGAGTGACCTCACGACTTTCTCTAGCAAGCGTGATCATCTCCCTGACCCGCTGACGCTGAGCTTTTGTATGAATGGCGTTACATTCCACGCACGCCCCATTCACCGTGTAGCGCTCGCATACATGCCCATTACGGCACGCTGCGCCGGTGTAATACTTCATGATTCCGGCTTTCGCAGCCTCTGCTCGGGTAATGATCTTCACGCCTCCACCTCTTTTCTGTGTATGAATGTGATAGAGATTAGCGATTAGTTGAAAATAGATCAACCATAAATGGATTTTAATTACCATTAGCACGTAAGCATAAAAAAAGGGCCGCATAAGCGACCCTGGTTAGGTGGTGGTGACTACCGGTAGAAGTATTCGATCACCTGCTCTTTCGTGATTTCCGGCTTGCGCTTACGCACTGCCTTAACAAGCTGATCCATAAACGCTTGCCGTGGAACTTTGGTAGCTCGCACAGTATGCGTTTTGATGTAGTGGACGGTGCTGCCAGCATCAGCGGCGAACGCTTTCCGCTCGTCGGCATTCATGCAGAGCCACATCTGTTTTAGACTAAACTTATCGACTTTTTCCAATTTATGGCACCTCTTTGCCGCCAGCTGATGCATAGATGATTACCTAATTGGTGGTCCTTGGCAAATTTATTACCTTTTTGGTGCATTTACCATTAAGGTAATTTTGTTTTAAATACAGGCAGAATTTTATTCAATGGACTGTTCAACACATCATGAAAAGCATCAACGAAGTACGACGCGAGAACCTACTCGAAATCATTCGGCGCGACTTTGACGGCAAACAGATACGTTTGGCAGAGAAATTGAAGATCAATGCCAACCTGGTCAGTCGTTGGCTGAAGCCGGTTGCCGACAAGAACAACAAAGGGATCGGCGATACTGTTGCGCGCAAGATAGAAGAAGCCAGCAACAAGCCAAAGTATTGGCTCGACCGCGATCACGTTCTTGCCTTGGATTCTGGGGCTGACCAGGCAGAGCAGGAAACTGACGCTGGCGCGATCGTGGCCAGCAATCTGGAAAAGTGGATGAGTGGAAACCGCGAGCTTTCCAGCCAGGTGAAGGTTGCTGCTGCTGCCGGTGTCGGACAGGCGACCGTTAACCGCGTGCTTAGTCGTGAAGGCAACGTGACAATCAACAGCCTGGAAGCGATCGCCGGGGCATTCGGGCGCCGTGGTTACGAGCTGCTGCTACAGCAGAACGACCCGACATTGATTAACTATGATCGATCACAGTTTGCGCAGTTGCCGCCGGAAGATAAGGCCAAGATCGAGTCATTCATTGAATTTGTGATGTTGCAGGCCCGCCAATGACAGAGAAAACATCGTTCAACCTGGCCAACCTTTCCAAAGAGGACATGGACAAGGTAAACGTGGATCTGGCCGCCGGTGGGGTTGCCTTCAAAGAACGCTACAACATGCCGGTGATCCCGGAGTTGGTCGAACGCGAACAGCCTGAGCACCTGCGCGAGTATTTTAGAGAACGCCTGTGCCTGCACAGAGAGAAGGCCGCCTCGCTAGGCCGTATGGAATACACCCCGCCAGCACAGAAGTAACCCGCCTTTCCTTTCTTTCCAAGAAGTTACCGCGCCGCGGTGCTTTTGCATGCCACCAATGATTACCAATTTGGTAATTTTTTATATTTATACCTATTGACACCTATTCATTTTTGGATAATTATTACCTCAACAAGTTACCAAAAAGGTAACGCGCTCTTTAACAATCAGATAGGAATTGAGGCACCGCGATGACGCGGTGACATTGCCGGGTATCCCGTGCATAACCACGCAATTAATAGTTACCATTTTGGTAATCAACAGGTATTAATCATGATATCTCAAACCATCAACGGATTTTACTGCGTAACCGTCTGCGGCTTTATCAGTTGGCGGTTTGCAGATTTCGGCGAAGCCCTCCAGTGGGCATTCATTACAAAGGTCGCGTTTGACGCGGCGAACAGATTAGAAGGTGCACACAGATGAGCGAAGAAAAACAACTACCGGCTATCAGCATCACACCTGAAATGGCCCCTGCAATTTTCATAGCTGGCGGCCTTGACCAGTTTCTTTCTCAAATCAGGGAAGCTGTTAGCGAGGTTCCTGACCTAAGCACAAAGAAAGGTCGTGACCGTGTCGCCTCACTGGCGGCTTCAGTATCCAGAAGCAAAACAGCGGTAGAAAAACCGGGTCGCGACTATTTGCGGAAGTTAAAAGAAGCAGTTAAGCCGGCAGAGCAAGAAATTAAGCGGTTTGTTGATGAATGCGATCAAATCCGCGACACCGTTCGCCTACCGCTAACTGAATTTGAGAATGCAGAAAAGCAGCGAGTGGCAGACCTGAAAGATCGGCTTGAGGCGCTGCGCTGGCTGGGTGAAGTCCTGGATGATTTCGGCAAGTTGTTGGCTACCGAGCACATCATTAATCGGCTGGATTCAGTTAAGCGTACAGAAATCAATGATTCATGGCAGGAGCTAACCGCCGAAGCTGGCGTGGCGAAGGATGCCGTGATCTTCAAGCTGGAAGCGGCGCTGGTTGAAGCGCAGAAGCGTGACGCGGAAGCGGCTGAACTTGAACGTTTACGCGCAGAGCAGGCTCTGTCAGCACAGCGCGAAAGAGAAGCGGCAATGCTGCGGGAAGCAGAAGAGCGTGTGCGACGTGAAACTGAGGAAAAAAATCGTGCCGAACTCGAAGCTGCGGCGAAGCGTGAGGCAGATGCGAAGGCAGCCGCAGAACGCGCCGATCGTGAACTAATTGAGGCTGGGCAGCGGGCTGAACGCGAGAAGCAAGCAGCCGTAGATGCGGAACGCCTCCGGGCGCAGCAGGCTGAACAGGATCGACTGGCCGAAGAAAAGCGCATTGCTGACGAAGCCGCGAAAAAAGCTGCCAACGTTGAGCATCGTCGCGAAGTTAACCGCGGCGTAGTAGCCGATCTGATTGCCGAAGGTGTGCCAGAAGATTGTGCGAAAAAATGCGTTGAAGCCGTTGCCCGCATGAAAGTGCGGAACATGCACATTAACTACTGAGGTTGATATGAGCAATTTCAACTACCAGCAAATGATTGACCAAATGATTGAAGAGTACGAAGCAACTCTGGACGGGTCGCAGGAAGAACAAAACCTGATCGGTAACCGCGTTGATAGCGAAATGCGCGGGTTGAAACTTCATAGCCTGCGCGATGCTGCAGCTGCTCTCTTCCCTCACGCGGATCATCGGCAGGTCGACGCGGTGATTAATTCGGGCTGGATGGACGAAAAGCTGGGTGATCTACAGCGTGAAATCGTTCAGCGCATGGTGATGCTTGAGCGCGCTTGGGAGTTATCGCAGGCGGAAGCACCAGCAATATACGACGAGGTGGCCTGATGAAAAATGGCATCTACCACGACATTTCAAACGAGGACTACCACGCCGGCGACGGCGTAAGTAAGTCACAGCTCGATCTGGTCGCCAAAAACCCGGCCCTGTTGCAGTGGATTAAAACAGCTCCAGTTGATACCGAGAAGCTGAAGGCGCTGGATATGGGTAGCGCCCTGCACTGCCGACTACTCGAGCCGGAAGAGTTTAAAAAACGCTTCATCATCGCGCCGGAGTTCAACCGGCGCACCAACGATGGCAAGGCTGCCGAAGCGGCGTTCCTGAAGGACTGCGAACAGACCGGCAAGACGGTGATGGACTTCGAGCAAGGCCGCAAGCTGGATCTGATGCGCGATAGCGCCATGGCCCACCCGGCAGCGCGGTGGCTTCTGGAAGCCGAAGGGCATTGCGAGTCATCGTTTTACTGGACCGATGCGGAAACCGGCGAACTATGCCGGGTTCGTCCAGACCGTTACCTGGTCGATCACCCCGTGATAGTCGATGTGAAGAAGGTTGCCGACATGGATCGGTTTGCCCGCCACATCGAGGAATTCCGCTACCACGTTCAAGACGCCATGTATCGCGAAGGTGCGCAGCAAGTGCGAGGTGAAGCACACGGCTTCTTCTTCCTGGCTGTCAGCGAAACGATCGACTGTGGCCGCTACCCGGTACGCGTTTTTGAACTTGACGCAGCAGATGTAGACGAGGGTCACCGACTCTACCGCCGGGATCTAAACACCTACCACGAATGCCGCACCTCGGATGACTGGGGCGGCGTCGAGAAAATTCAACGCCCTGCGTGGGCCCGCAAACAGGATCAATCATGAGCAACCAAATCACAACCGTGGATTCTCAAGTGAGCAATTCCGTAGCCGGTACGGCAGCAACAATCTTTAGCCCGGAAGGCCTTAACCAACTGATGAAATTTGCCGAAGTCATGGCTCAAAGCAGAGTAACAGTACCTGCACACTTAGCCGGTAAGCCCGCTGATTGCATGGCAGTTGCAATGCAGGCAGCACAGTGGGGCATGAACCCGTTCGCCGTCGCGCAGAAAACCCACGTTGTAAGTGGAACATTGGGCTACGAGGCGCAGCTAGTGAACGCCGTTATCACAACAATGTCGCCAACCAAAGACCGAATTAATTACGAGTGGTTTGGGCCTTGGGAGCAGGTGATCGGTAAGTTCGTGGAAAAGACCTCACAGAAAGGTAACGCCTACATTGCACCAGCATGGACGCTGAAGGACGAAACCGGATGCGGCGTAAAAGTTTGGGCAACGATGAAGGGGGAAGAAAATCCACGCGTGCTGGAACTTCTACTTTCTCAAGCTCAGGTTAGAAACTCCACGCTTTGGGCAAGCGATCCTAAGCAACAGCTGGCTTACCTTGCCGTTAAGCGCTGGTCACGCCTGCACTGCCCTGACGTAATCATGGGTGTCTATACCCCTGATGAGCTGGCAGAAATGCCACGCGTTGAGCGCGACGTAACACCAGCGGCAACCAATGCCGCAGGACTTAACAGCCTGATCAACGGAAAGGCTGAGAAGGTTATTCAGCCAGAAGAAAAGGTGATCAACACCCAGGCAGCGAAGGGAGAATCTCGCTCACAGGATGACATCCTGACGGCGTTCACTGACGCGGCAGGTAAGGCGAAATCGGTTGAAGAACTGGATCTGATATTCAACGGCGGCACCTGGCCAGATGACAAGAAAAGACCAGGTGCTAAAGACGCTCTGTCGGATCGTTGGCTGGAAATGGCGACCGATGTTTACACAATCCGCCGCGATGAAATGAACGAAGTTCCAATGTAACCACCATGCGGGGCTGCGGCCCCGCCAAAGGAGAGCAACCATGAAAGCAGCAATTAATAAAAAACGGCTCCTGCAAATGGTGCCTTTGTCTGATTCCACCATTGGCCGCCTGGAGAAGCAAGGCAAGTTCCCGGCCCGGTTCAACCTCGCTGGCGTCGTAGCTTGGAACCTGGAAGAAGTAGAAGCATGGATGGACGCGCACCAGAAGGAAGGCACCGGAAAGGAAACCAACCGCAAGCCAGACGTTAAGCTGCGGAAGACGCGGCCAGTGACACAGGCGCATGCAGCATGAGCCAGGTAATGCGGCATGTGCTGCGCAACATCTGGGCCTATCTGTTCCTGGCCCTTGGCATATTTTGGCTGGCAACCATTGGTTTCATCGTCTTAATAGTCTGGTTTATGGGGTGAATATGTATCAGCTAATTCAGGCCGATCCGCCTTGGACGTACGGTAACAAGGTAAGCAACGGTGCTGCCGGAAATCACTACAGCACCATGACGCTGCAGGATCTTAAGCGGCTACCAGTCTGGTCAATCGCAGCAGAAAACAGCGTGCTGGCCATGTGGTATACCGGCACTCATGCAGAGCAGGCCAAAGAACTGGCGGAAGCTTGGGGCTTCGATGTTCGGCAGATGTTCCTGTTCACCTGGGTGAAGTTGAACGAAATGGCAGAACGCACGGTGAACGCCGCGCTGGAGGACGGCGGCCTGGTCGATTTCTATGACTTCCTCGATCTGCTAAACGGTATCACCAGAATGAACCCCGGCAACTACAGCCGAGGAAATCAGGAATCAATGCTTGTTGCGGTGCGAGGCTCTGGCCTGGAGCGTGTAGACGCCAGCGTAAAGCAGGTGATCTACGCACCAATAACCCAGCACAGTGCCAAGCCCTGGGAGGCTCGGCACCGGCTCGAACGGTTGTACGGTGACGTGTCACGAATTGAACTTTTTAGCCGAGGTGACGCACCAGGTTGGCACCACTGGGGGAACGAGTGCCCACATAGCGACATATTATTTAGTGAAGATCAATATAAAATAATCACTCGCTAGTGCTTTTGTCCATTTCATTTAATATATCTAAATAAGGGCTATTTATCCCCATTCTATTAACAACGTCTAATGGTTTGAAAGTGCTTATTTCCTCATTTTTTAAAAAACATTCAGCGCTATAATAAATATGTACATATGAATTAGCCAGTGAGTCAATATACTGGCTTTTTCTAGAATTTGAAAGTTTGTTTTCTGCCATATCCTTTATGAATTTATCACGCATTGATATGGCATGGCCCAAATGGTTATATGTAAAAACAAGAGAGTTCCTTCTCGAATCAGAAATGCTAGCCGCAATATCAGGGTAAAGCTTTTCAAAACATAACGTTACAACACCAGGTGGCAGCACAACCTGAATTCTGTTTCCTTCATCCCTATACTCTTCCTCGTAAAAACTATAACACATTTCAATTCCACTCTTGGCTATTTCAGAAATTTGCCTCACCTCGAACTCAAGACATTTTACCTTCTTGGTTGTTAAAGAATGTGAGGTAAAGCGTTCTTTAATTGCATTCAATGAAAACCCTATAACCACACCAGTTACAGCGCCAATCCATGGTTGCCTCCAAAATGATTGTTCTATTGGTGGATTAATAGATTTAATTTCACTTGTTAGCCTATTGATACTTGCCAATATTTCCAAAGCCGAGAATTCATTCATATATGTTCTTCCTTTTTAATCCACCCATCCACCATATTGGCCCACTGTTGCAGCATATCCCGGCGCTGCTCGGCGTACTCCGCTTTGTTGTACACCGCACGGACGCCGCGCTGTTCGTGGGCCAAGCATTTCTCTATCCAATCCGAATTAAACCCCTCTTCATGCAGGATCGTGCTGGCAGTTCGGCGCAGGTCGTGCACTGTGAAATGAGCAATATCCCCACCCTCTTTATTAATTTTCTCAACAGTTGTTGTGATGACGCGGTTCAGTGCCGCGTTGGACATGTGCTTGCGCGGATCATAACGCGATGGAAGGATGTAATCAGAACCACATGCGGCGACCTGCAGCGATACCATAATGTCCAGCGCTTGCTGAGACAGGTAAACAACGTGGTTTCGGCTGCCTTTCATCCGGTCAGCAGGGATCACCCATCGGGCAGACTCGAAATCTACCTCCTTCCACGTTGCCCCGGCCAGCTCCCCTTTGCGCACCATGGTGATCAGTATCAGCTTTATGGCCAGCTTAAGTGATGACGCCGCGCCGGTGGAGTGAAGGGCATTGAAGAACGCCCCAATCTCATAGGGATCCAGCGCCCGCTCACGCTCTTCAAAAGTTGCGATGCTTGAGGCTTTGATATTGGCTGCCGGGTTGGGTACTGAATGCCCGCGATCGATAGCATGGCCGAATACTGCACCGACAATCTCCCGCACCTGCATGGCTGTAGCTCTGGCACCCCGCTCTAAAACCTTATCGCATAGCGCGCGGAGCATTGGCGTGGTGATTTCATGCAGCAGCTTTTTGCCAAGTGTTGGCAGGATGTCACGCTCGATAACAGATTGCTTCATGCGCCGTGTGCTATCGGCCAGGCGCACATGCTTCATGTACTCGACGGTATAATCAGCGAAATTATCCGCGCCTTTTATCTTCCTGATACCGTCCCGCTTCGCCGCAGCCGGTGATTGGCCTGACTCCAACAGCTTTTTGGCGGTATTGAGTTGGTCCCGTGCTTCAGCCAGGCTGATACCGTCAGGGCCGTACTTCCCAATCGTCAGGGTTTCACGGCGTCCGTTCAGTCGGTAGTCATAGCGGAACGACACTGAACCGCTTGTAAGCACCGCCACATATAGGCCGTCGCGATCTGCAACCTTGTACAGTTTGTCGCGAGGCTTGAGGTTTTTTAGTTTTGTATCGGTGAGCAT